AGGGTTTCCTCTAGTTCCCCCCATGGCATGCCACGCGATGGCCAACAGCGAAGGGGCTCAAGCTTTATGCCCTCTGCAGCCAATTTCATAGCATCGCTCCCCTCATACAAGCGAATGGTCGAGGGGCGTAGTGTGTTACCCATGTCAAGAATAAGAATGTAGCAAGGCCTATCCTTAGCAGCATGCCGAGTCATGAAAGCAATTTGATGTGGACGCAGCCCAACTTTTAAGCCCTTGGCAACCACTTTCAATTCCATCAAAACAAAGTATTCCCCAACACCCACCAACATGTCAGGAATGCCAAGGTTCACACGATTCTCAATGCGTTCAATGCTGCAGTTGACAAGGCCGGCTTTCACCCTAGCCGAAAATCTAGCTTCAGGCGTCATCTGATCCCCCCAAATCCTGCTCAAAGATGTCAGGCGGAGGCTGCTCCACTCCCGCGTCGAAATCGGGGTCTTTTTCTCTTGCTGCACTTTCAATCACCACTCCAGTGTCCGCATCGATCAAGGCAGTGGGTGGAGGCCCACCATACAGCTTTTTAAGCTCATCAAGCTTGCGCTGCACCTCTTCCTTGCTCATGCTGTCAATTGTGCCGTGGCGGATCTCTTTGCGCTCCACATAGATTGTCCCCAAGGCTTGGCCCCTACGATACTCTGCTTGGACTGCTGCGGCAAATGCACCGGCATCCAATGCTTTATCGCGAATGGTCTGCAAATCGCGCATATGGCGCTCGTATGACGTGTTGTACTTGGAGGCCAACTCAGCACGATAGGCTTGAATGGCCGCTACAACGTGCGGATTGATGTCAGGGTGGGTAAGCTTCCAAGCCATGACAGAAGCGCTGGTGGCCTTGTATCCGGCCCTTATGGCTGCCTCTTTCATGGTCACCCGTCCGTCACCACTCACAAGCTCGGTAACAAAGGTCCATTCCTTAGGCGTCAGCTTCCTGCGCTGCTGCCGCAGCGGAGCCACTTCTGTGGTCATGCGTTTGCGCGCCTTGTCAGGCATAACCGGTGGAACGTTGTAGACGTCTTTCTTGGCCATTAGCTGATTCTCCACAAGCGCCAACCATTGTCCACCTTGCGCAGCGTGAATACCCATTTGGGCTGATGCACACGTGTGAAGCGAAGGGCAGCCACACGACAACTCTCTGCTTGCTTGCGCACGCCAAACAGGATGCTGTCGCCTGCTTCCATATCCCCAAAAGGATATTTGGATCGATTGGTTGGCAGGGCTATTCCCTGATCAATGTGTACCATGCTTAACTCCCGTAAAAGAACTACCACGAGTATATCGCGTGTCGTCCCAAGAGTCAACCAACAAAAGCAATCAGGGCTCCCTATAGAACTTTTGGAGGGTGTAGTGTGTTTTTATTTTTTCACTTTTCATCTCGCGGAGCCCCCCTAGAAATATTACACTGAATCTCTTGACGTAATTTGCCGAATGCTCATAACGTATTGATTTCATTCAGTTCTTACACCATTACGTCTATTACGTCAAATCTCACAAAAATAAAAAAAAAAACATACCTTACCCCTAAAAGGTCTATAGCACCTAAACCTTAGTATTACTTTTTGAGCCATTTTCACCCCTTTTGACCCTCGGTCCGCGGTCCTTGGTAAGTGTCTCTCCCACCACTGTACATCCACCCAGTACAATAATGTGACACACTAAAACCCAAAAACCAAGGGAAAACCCCTAAGAAATAAGCCACTTTAAGTAATTGACATAACTTGCGTATGCTTTGATAATAACCCTGTCAGCGTTGATAAAACTCTGACAAACTTTATTAACAAAGAAAGGATAGTGATATGGGTAAATTACCGGAGACACCGGATAAAAAGGTCGTAGAGATCTTGAACGATGCGCAGACTTTGCTTAATTTTTGCGAAAATACTTTTGTACAACCCTCTGACGCGTGGTTCGCGTGCCTTGTCTCTACAGCCATCTTGACTGCAGAATTAGACGTGCCTGTTGAGGTCTTTTTGGAAGGCTTTGAGCATGCGTACAAGGATGCGATGAAGACCAAGAAAGAGATGGGAGCTTCTTATGATCACTAATGCGCATGAATGCATCTCTATTGACCACACAAACGGGCGTGTAACGCCTTTTAACACTGGCAAGGTACAGATAGGGTTGTTGTATCAACCGCCGCCTCCTGAGATGACTTCTTCTGAGGAGCTTGTTCAGGCAGCTTTGATGGGATGGTCCTCGATCCATCGTCCTGTGCCCTTGTGGCCTGTGACGATCTGTTCGTTGGTTATCGGTTTTCTAATAATTTTGACTGTGGGGTAACAGATGAGCAATCAATATGAGTTTTTGTATGAGTGTGATGAGTTGGGTTTAAGGCTCAGGTGTTTGTTTGAGTACGAGCCCGAAGAGATTGGCTCGATTGAGCCGATGTCTGGGATGAAGTTGGAGCCGGACTATCCGGAGGTGTGGACTCTTGTTTCGGTGTTCTTGCCTAACAGTTCTGTTGACTTGAGCGGGGTTTTGCATCCGGATGTGATTTTTCAGGTGGAGATGGATGCGGCGACTTATTTTGAAGAGATGAGGAATGTTATATGACTGAACAAAGAGAACTAGAAATCTTGCGGCCATATGTTGCCGCTTGTGGGGAGTTTGTTAGCAAGAACGCGGCATTGGAAAAGCAATTGAAGGCAATAGATCGCCTGCTGCTTGATGTGCTGATGGGGGATGTCGATCCCATGCAGGCCATGATCAATCGTCAGAAGATAAAGGACGAGTTTGAGGAGAAGGCATGACTCAAGATGAAATCCTAGAGGCATTGCACAAAGTGGTGCAAGAGAACAAGCAATACACAACATGGACCGTATCAACCCCGCACTTAGTTGCCTTGGTCAACTTAGCCATTGAGCGGGAGCGTGAGGCGTGTGCTGAAGTCTGCAAGAAACACGCTGATGTGTATGCGGGGCTTGAAGAAAACCCAACAACGCAGTCGGCATGGGCGGCTTGCATTGATATTCATGATTCCATATCTGAGCGGGGTGACGTATGAAACCACTAGCATGGTATGACCCAACTAACGGCGTGGTTAGTACAGACAAAAACAGCCCCTTGTTTACACCGCTTGGTCAGGTGTGGCCTTTGTTTTCACAGCGCCCTTGGAAGGGGCTGACGGAGGAAGAGCGCAAAGAGATTTGGAATGTGGGTGAAAAAAAAGACCAAGCCTTGCGCGCGGCTTTGATTCAAACAATCCGAGATGTTGAAGCCAAGCTGAAGGAGCGCAATACATGACCACATACAAAGAACTAGGTGAGTTGATGCGCAATCTGCCTACCGATGAAACGTGGCTGCCACTGTTTTTGGGGCGGCTTAAAGAGAAGGATCCTGAAATCTACCGACGCATGATGGAACTGGCAAACGATAAACTGAAGGAGAACAAATGACTGACGACGACGATATTCAAGACTACGTCCGCCCTTGGAAGGGGCTGACGGATGAGGAGATTACCGAAATCAGACTAAAGACGTTTGATGCTGTTGCAACTAACCACGAAGTGTACAGAGCCATCGAAGCCAAGCTTAAGGAGAAGAACACATGACCGATTGGACACAAGAAGAGGACGAAGCTTTTAACGAGGTGGAAAAGCACAGCAATCTGGGCAAGCAAATCTTGCAAGATATTGAAGGTCAGCCGTATCACTTTGATCTTTATGTTTCTCCGATGCAGCGCAACGTGGTCCTTGAGGAGGTAGCTAAGGAAATTGAGAAGATGAAGGCTTTCGGGCCGGACACGACAGGCAGTTTCGCTGTCTACATCAGGAGCATGAAAACGTGAGCTTTACTAGTCAACACCTAGTGCTTGGAAGCAAGCAGCATGTCCATCCATTACAACTTTGTAATAAATGCGAAAAGAAACGCCCACCGGAAGGTGGGATACAAATGAGTGCAGCAAGGTGGATTTGCGCTTGCTGTTGGACCAAACGAGTAACGACAAGGAATTTATTAGAACATGCCAAGACCCAAACCACCCGAGCCACTGATCGGAAGACAAGTGAGGATGTCTGACCGGCAGTGGATGATCCTCAACCAATTGGGCGGCGCGGAGTGGCTGCGCGCCCTGTTAGATAAGAAGGCACCAATGCCTAAGAAATATTATGAAATCTTTAACAACCAAGAAAGTCCAAAATGAAAGCAACTAAACGTAAAGTCCCCTCTAAAACCAAACGCGCTCAGTCGTTTATAGAGAG